TTATTTCGGCACTTTCGGGTACACATCGATTGTGAATTCAGAGTTTTTCTGGTTTTTCTTGTTCCGTTTCGTCTTAGTCAGAACAATCCTGTCAATCAGCTGTCTCAAGGCGCTGTTCTTTTCCGAGACAGTCAGAGAGTCCCACTCACTCAATAAATTCTTGCACTTCGGCACAAAATTTTTCCGGTTTGCCTGTCTTGCGATTGTGGTATGCAAATCTTCACGGGCAGCAGTGATGTTATTCATGCAGTCTCTGATCCGCTGCTCCAGTGCATTCGAACGCTCAATAAAAATTTCTTTTGTGTAAATTCCCTGCTCTAAAAAATCGAATAAGGATTCCCTCTGCTTTAAAAGCGTCTGATGTTCAGTCTCAAAATTTGTGACGATCAATTCTTTTGCGGCAATAGCAGCAGTATCTTCCTCATGAGTGTCAGCAAATTCATATTTGGCTATGTAGTCTTTCAGCCACCCCAGAAGAGCTTCTTCCAGTTCATCAATCCGGATCCCGACTGTGGAGCACTCTGTATACTGACAGATCAGCATATCATAGGGCGTTTTCGTTTGCGCTTTCTTACGGACCATAAGCCGATCGCATTGTGAGCATCTGACCAGACCTGCAAATAGATTTTGTATCGGTCTGTCGTTTCTGACTGGAGCAGAAAAACATCCTTTTGGTTGGTTCGCGCGTTTAAATAAGTCTGGGCTGATCCGTGGCGCCCATGCCGCATCTGAGAGGATGTAATCTGTGGCTTTTGGACGGGACTTTACTACACGCCCATCTTTTACAGCCCTGACAGTCTTACGATGCCCCCAGCGGACTTTTCCGATGTTGGCCGGATTTGAGATAATACCCTTGAGGGTGGAGGGGGAGAATGGCTTTCCACTCCTTGCAAGAATCCCCATGTTGGTCATGTAAGTGCAGGCTTTCTGATATCCATACTGTTTATTTCCACACAGATCATACATTAGATCAAGAACCGGCGCCTCTGTTTGGCTGGGAGTAAGAGAATAGTGTTTTCCATCCGGTGCAATGACACGCTCCCATCCATAAGGGGCAACATTGCCAACGTAATAACCGTCAGAACTGGAACGTTCCCTGCCACGCTGCATTCGGCGCTTGATTGTGGCGTACTCCCGGCGGCTCATAAATAAACTGAACTCAAAGTACTCATTATCATACTCATTTGCAGGATCGTAGGTTTTATTCGGTGTTACAATCCGGGTGTTGGAATAAAAAAATGCACGCTGCACACGTCCCTGATCGATCGTATCACCTCTGGCCAGACGATCTACGTCCATTACGAGGGCACCATCCCACATACAGGCTTCTACCTCAGAGAGGACTTGCGTCATGACTGGGCGGGCATCGATACTGTCTCCGGACACAACTTCCCGGTAAATCGCACCGATCGGAAGAGAGAGAGTCTTTGCCAACTCTAACAGGGTAGTAATGTGGCGTTCCAGAACATCAATCCCTAGCGCTTCCAGTTCGGCGTCTTTTCTGGATTTTCTGGCGTAGATAAAATAAGACATTGTATCACACTCCTATGTTATTGTATTTAAATTTGGGTACAAAAATAACAGCCAGCGCAAAACATATGTTCCGCTTGCAAGCTGTTTCCGAAGATGATACAATATTCTTGGATTTTAATCGCATATCTTCGGGTATGTAGACCGTCTCTGTTGGCGCAGGGGCGGTTTTTATTTTATTGTGGTGGATGGCAAATGCCGCACGGTTCATAAACCCCGCGTACCTCAGATAGATGCTTTTCTATCTTAGATTTTAAAGTTCTGCATCCAGCGCTATGATACTTGGCTCCAGTGTTTGTTATATACACGATGGGATCATCTTGGCTTTGCTGTGCAGCCTGTTCTTGCGCTGCTTGTGCTGCAGCTTGCTCTTGTGCAATCCTTTCTTGTTCAGCAGCGGCAGCCTGTTCTTGCTCAATTCTTGCCTGTTCAGTAGCCTGAGCTTCCTGCTCAAGTCGTATTCTCTCTTCTTCCTCAGCCTTTAATCTTGCTTCTTCTTCCGGGTCTACAACTGTAATATTTTTCGAACTACTCTTAATGTCTCCGTTCGCCGTGAAAAATAGTGCTGTATCACCGGAATTTTCGAATGTAATAATTGCTTTTCCGTCCTCATATTTAAGAGTTGCAATGCCGTTTTTCGACAGTTCTAACTCTTCGATTTTCGCATCTGACGGACTCGGCGTAATCCTTACTTCTGTTACATCGCCTACGTTAAATCTATCCTTCCCCCAATCTACCGATATAGAGTTTAATTCCGGCGTGGAACCTAACCATATAAATACTATCAGAGATGTAGCAAATACAACTAAGCATATTATGGTATTTCTGACTCTATAAGGCCGGAATTTTTTGGATGCAATGCAGTATATCAAAATCGGTATAGCAGGTATCCAAAAAAGTGAATACGCCGCAAGTGCGATAGATATCATTATAAGTAAGACGATAGATGCAAGACACCCTCCACCACTTGTGTTTGATGTTTTTCTCATTGTTTTTCCTTTGTCTTCCTTTGTTTTTCCGTTCTCTGTTTCTGTGTAGTACAGTCCACTCCCTGGAATTCCAAAACTCTTCGTTCTCTTCCCATTGGAATTAACTGTGTAATGCATTCCTTTTCCTCCGAATGTAAAGCTATGACTATTTTTATTAAGATTAAACTTTACACCTGGAGCGATTTTAAAACTCTTCCTGAAACGTAATCCCATTCCTTTTCTATTTCACCCTCTTTTCTCTTCTGCACATTTTCCCACAACTTATATATAAACGCCGAAGCGGTTATATCATTTCCAGTATTTCCCTGTAGTTTCCAGTATCGGAATATACTACAATTAAAATGTTATGAAGATACTACTCGATAAGATCATGCACGATAAAAACCTATCTACTCGGCAAGTATCCATTGCGACCGGAATATCAAAATCAACCGTCAGTCGCATTGCAAACGGTGAAATATCACCGACAGCTGACACACTGGAATTGCTTGCTAAGGGCTTAAAAGTCCGAATTTCTGACCTTATCGACTCTCCATACCAATAAGTGTCCCAGATATGGGACGATTGTCCATTTTCGCGCAAGTTTCCCTGTTTTGGATTGTTAACTTAATAGAGAGGTACATAAGCACCAAAAAATAGCAGAACAAATGTTCGAACAAAATATTGATTTTTGTTCCCTGAGATAGTATTATATGTTCAGGAATTTCGAACATGTGTTTTTGCAGTTAGGAGGGACTTGCGATGGACGAATTAAATATCTTGTTATCCAAGCTAGATGGTAATGACTACAAAATCATCAAACAGCTTGTTTCGATATTATATAGGTATCTGGAGCGAAGAGGGAGACTTTAGTCTTCCCTTTTCTCATTTAATCCAGATCCTACGCTTTTGAAGTACTCTCGTATAACGGTCTTTGATTTTTCATCCAGTTCTTGATATTTCTTCATCATTTCTATAATCATATCGTAAAAAGGATTTCCATGTCCGTCATATTCCAGTAAATCTTCTACATAATAGCCAATTTCATCGGATGGTTGCTTGAACATTTCTCCCGTTCCATTTCTCAACCATTCTTCATTTACGCTATATTTATTGCATAAATCGGAAATAACTCTATCACTTGGAACCGCTTTTCCTATTTCATATGTAGCTATTGTATTTCTTTTTAAACCAAGCTTATCAGCAAGTTCTTGCTGCGTTATTCCTATTGCTTTGCGCAGTTCTTTTATGCGCTCATTCATTGGCACACCTCCTATCTAATGAAGATTATAAACTACCAAGAAGTAAATGTCAATCTTAAAATGTTGAAAAAATCAACAAAAAGCTATTGACAAAGTTGATTGACCGACATATAATAGTCGTACAACAACAAAACAACACAACAAACCAAAATTAAAAACGCTGACCTATCGGCATGACGGGGAGGAAGAAGGATAGGACATGAAGAAAGAATATTCAATCAGAACGGTGAAAAACGGAAAACTTTTTATTCCATTAAGTTATCAAGGAATTCCCTGCAGATTTACAAGCACAAGTTACGAAAAAGCAAAAAATCGTTTTGATGTTTTAGTGGAATCAAATAATTATGAAGGAAAGCTTGTCCTTGTAGAAAGAGAAGTAAGCGAATATAAACTAATTGAATAATCCGGACACGTTCCGGCACCGTAATGCAGCCGAAGCCGGTTCAAAGCCCGGATTGAGAAATGCAGAGGACAGAATATAAGGAAAGGAGGTGAAGAAATGAGAAATATGGAATTCAGAAGAAGAGAACGAGAAATTTTACATAATTATATGGAGTTTTTGGCAGCTAATCACAAAGAGATAGAGCCAGCCATAATGACTGACTCTATATGTAAGTTGCACAGCGAATTAAATTCCACCACTGATATTAGTATTAAGTTTTGCGGAATTATTCTTGCTATCTTGCTTGCGAATCTTGCAGTAGGCTTCTTCGTACTTATCAGCAATTTCTTCAGGAGTAAGGCTTGATAAATCCTGATTTCGCAAGTAGAGCATGGTTAATGCTTCGCATTTTGTGCTTGGAAATGTAGCCATATCATTTCTCCTTTCGTTTTACTCAGGCATGGCAGTGCCCTGTATTTACAGTATAGGAGATAAGCAAAAAGAAAGCAATCCCGCCACGGAGGTTACGACGGCAATAAAAATAGGAGGTAAAAGGTATTGAACGAATTACAGCAGAAATTAGACAGCCGGGAAGTGGCTGAGATGGTTGGAAAGAAACACAAGAATTTGTTAGCCGATATTCGTGTATATGTATCCGAATTAGGAGAGCTGAAAATTCAGCCCACCGATTTCTTTGCAGAATCCACGTATACGACAGCACAAAATAAAACGATGCCGTGCTACTTAATCACAAAAGACGGGTGTGAGTTAATTGCTCATAAGCTTACTGGAATTAAAGGAACAGAGTTCACAGCAAAATACATCAAGCGATTCCACGAAATGGAAGACATCATTAAAGAACACATTCCACAGGGCAAAGAACTCCTCGCACTGGCGGTCTTAGAAGCGCAGAAGACAATCGAAGAGCAGACAGCGCAAATTGAGGAAATGAAGCCGAAAGCGATATTTGCGGATGCTGTCGCTACCAGTCATACATCCATCTTAATCAGCGATCTGGCGAAGATTTTGAAACAGAACGGCGTTGAAACAGGGCAGAAGCGCTTATTTGAGTGGTTGCGTGAAAATGGATATCTGAGTAAGAGAAAAGGAACGGAATGGAACTCGCCCACACAGAAATCTATGAATTTAGGGCTGTTTGAAGTGAAAGAGACAACAGCTATGAATCCAGATGGTTCCGTTCGGATTAACAAAACCACAAAAGTAACCGGTAAAGGTCAGCAGTATTTTATCAATAAGTTTTTAAATGCAGCATAGGAGGTACGCATGAGCGAAAAAGACAGAAAAGAGATTGCAGAAATGGTGAAAAAAGCAAAGTATCTGGCAGAGAATGACCCACAGGGATTTATGCTTGCCAAGAATAGCATGGATATTTTGAAAGCAAGATCAGACATGGATGCAGTGGAAGAGAGAGAAGATGACTAGGACAACATACCTTGGACAATCCAACCTGCATACATAGTAGAGAGGTGATGATTTTGATCGTAGAAACAGTAAAAGTAAAAAATGCAACAATCCGAGTACATGATGATTGTTATGTGGATCGCACAGAAGAGGAAGTTAAAAAACTTATAGATGGATGTTGCCGGATTATTCAGGGAGCATTGATGCGAAAAGAGAAAACCGCTTAGGCGGTAGAAGGGAGGACAAGCCGTGAAAGTTAAAGGAACTTACCATTGCCAGACTACTCACCACCCCAACGCATTAAATAGTTGGGATATCCGCTCCGTATCTGTTGAGTTACCGGAGCAGGGCAAGCCTTACTGGATCAGAGTTGGAGTGGCAGTGATCGGGTTTATCTTGGTGGTTCTGGCGTGGTATCTGGTGTTTGGGTATTAAAAATGAGCACCTACAAAAAGGCTGGGGAGCCGTAGGTACTCAGGAAAAAATACGATTCTATATTAACAGATTTTAGGAGGATAAGCAATGGATAGAAAGAAAATACATGAGCTTTTGGATTTAGTTCTTGACATTCAAGAGCGTGGAGAAGGTAAGGATGGGTACCCTTATGTAAACATTGAATTCTCGAATTACGGTAGCAGAATACTTTTAATCGCACAAGAAAACGGATTTGTTGCTGATGGAGATTACGATCTGTTTGACGGGATTGCAACAGATAAGCAACTAGATGATGCAATCGTTTTGGCAAAAGTATTGCTGGAAAAAGCAGTAGATATGGTGGGCAAATAATATGTACGAATATGCGGAAGAACTGGAAGAAATAACAGATCAAGAAGCGGCTGAAAAAGACAGATATTTTAGGGTGCGCAAAAGGCACTATCAGAATTATTGTGATTTTATGGAGGAAATAACAAATGGCAACATTATACGAGATTGATGAAGAGATTTTGGATTGTGTAGATCAGGAAACAGGCGAGATTATCGACCCGGAAAAGCTGGCACAGTTGCAGATGGATTTTGACAAAAAGGTAGAGGGAATTGCTCTCTGGATCAAAAACCTCTTATCTGATGCAGAAGCAATCAAGGCAGAGAAAAATAAACTGGCTGACCGCCAGAAATCATGTGAAAACAAGGCAAGAAATCTAAAAGAATACCTGTCTGGCTACCTGTGTGGCGAGAAATTCAAAACAGCAAGAGTCAGCATCTCTTATCGAAAATCAGAGAGTGTAGAGGTGCAAGATGTTTCAAAACTGGACAAGGAATACTTGAAATTTGCTGATCCTGAGGTTGATAAAACAAAGGTGAAAAAGGCACTGAAAGATGGTGTTGAGTTATCTGGAGTTGTATTGGTACAGAACAATAATATTCAGATTCGGTAGGTGAGAAATATGGAGTTTAGAACATTAAAAGCGAACGAGATTGAATGTCGGATCGCAACGGTGAAGAGTAATGGGATATCACTATTACTATACAAAGACGCAAGGTGCGATATGAATATCTTGGATGAAACTGTTGGAAAGTTAAATTGGAAAAGAGAACACAGTAGAGACAACGCAAACTGCACCGTGAGTATATGGGATGATGATAAAGGTATCTGGGTTTCCAAAGAAGATACAGGAACGGAAAGCTTTACTGAAAAACAGAAAGGCCTTGCATCCGACAGCTTTAAGAGAGCTTGCTTTAATTGGGGAATCGGAAGAGAGTTATATACCGCACCGTTTATTTGGATCTCATCCGATAAATGCGAAATTTCCGCGAAACAGAATGGTAATGGAAGCACTTGTTATGATCGTTTCCGAGTAAGTTATGTTGGTTATGACAAAGAAAGAAACATAGATGCACTGAAAATCGAAAATGAGAAAACCGGAAAAGTAGTATTTTCGCTTGGTAGAAATGCCGGAAATTATAATCCTGCTAATCAAGAAGAACCTCCCAAAAACTATGTGACCGAATCACAGGTAAAAACACTGGAAATTTGCATTCCTAAGCATAAGCAGACAATAGCGAATGTGTGTCGGGCTTATAAGGTGTCTGGTTTGCGAGAACTGACAGTGGAGCAATTTAAAAAGCTTATGAGAAATATGGGAGAAGAATAATGAGGTTTACAGGAAGATTGAAAGAACCTGTCGCAGATTATCACAGTGGAAAGCTGACCATTCTATTCGAGCCTATAGAGGACTTCCGACAAGCCTACGATGAACTGAAAGATTATGAGAAATTAACGCTTGAAATAAAGCCGTACAGAGCAAAGAGAAGCCTTGACGCAAACTCTTACTTGTGGGTGTTACTCGATAAATTAGCAGACAAGCTGAATATCACCAGGTGGCAAGCGTACCTAAATGAATTAAAATCCCACGGTGCTTTTGAGTACATACCACTCAGGGAAAAAGATATCTATCTGGCACAGTCAGTGTTCCGAATTGTGATAGATCGCGGAGCACAGGAAGTAAAAGACCTAAAAGGGAGAGTTGAAACATTACACACTCTGCAATGCTACAAAGGGTCAAGCAAGTATAACACCAAGGAAATGAGCAGACTCATCAAAGGCGTGTTGGAAGATTGCAGAGAGGTTGGAATACCAGATGCAGACCTTTTGACCCCAGATGAAAAAGAAGAGCTTAGACAAAAATGGGGGATCGAACTGTGAGTATTGATTACAGTGACATGGCATTCCCAAAGCCGAAGCGAAAGAAAAAGAAAAAAGGTCATCAAAGAGCATCCGGCAGACAAAAGAAGCTGTGGAGCATATTTACAGAGGACATGGATCATTGCATGTACACCGGAGTTTACGGAGTGGAGAGGCATCATGTTTTTAGTCACACATCGAAAGAAATTGAACTTTCGGAAGATTACGGATTCATAGCTCCACTGAGACCGGATCTGCATCCAAACGGAACAAGGGCAGGGGAGAATGCTTCGAAAGTTGACCGATACTTAAGAAAACGCTGCAAGGAGTATTATTTGCAGCACTACGGAACAGAAGAACAGTTCCGGCAAGAATTTCACTATGTTAGTAAGGGTTAAACCTTTGCTATAAATTGTAACCCGTTCATGGCTGCTGTGTAGTACGTCACAAATACCTTAAGTAAGCCAGATTCATTGTCTCCCGGTAACTCCGGGAGCAGAAAGGAGAACGAATGATAATTACAATTCCGGGAAAACCCGTTGGAAAAGCAAGACCAAAATTCCGCAGAGCTGGATTTAAGGTCATTACATACACGCCACCAGAAACAAAGAAGTACGAAAAGGAAGTTGCAAGGATTTATAAACAAAGCGCAGGCGTTCTTTATACAGAGATACCTCTGAGAGTTCGAATTTTAGCGAAATTTCCGATTCCAGAGAGCTGGTCTAAGAAGAATAAGGAGAAAGCATTAAAAGGAGAAATAAAGCCGAATAAGAAGCCGGACTTAGATAATATCACAAAAATCATTTTGGATGGTTTGAATGGAGTCGCATATACGGACGATAAGCAGGTGACCAGTTTGGAAATTGAAAAGGTATATTCGGACACGCCTTGCGTGGTGGTCTATATTGCGGAGGATGAGTGATGGCGAACAGAAGAATGTTTTCGGCAGATGTTGTATGCACAGATAAGTTTGTTGAAATGCCGTCATCGACTCAAGCTCTGTACTTACAATTCGGCATGAAAGCTGATGATGACGGCTTTGTATCGTCTCCGAAGCAAATCGTGAGAATGGTTGGAGCAGCGGAAGATGATTTGAAAATACTGGTCGCAAAAGGGTTTATCATTCCATTTGAAAGTGGCGTTATCGTGATTTCTGACTGGAAAACAAACAATTCGATTAGAAAAGATAGATACACGCAGACAAGATGTTTGGATGAGCTGAATAAATTGGAAAATTTGAACGGAAAATACATTCTTTCGACTACTTGTCAACCACCTGTCAACCAGTTATCAACCACATGTCAACCAAGTGGTAACCATGCGGTTGACGTTCTGGAAACCCAGGTTAGGTTAGGTAAGGATAGTATAGATAAGAGTAGTATAAATACTACTTGTCCGGAGCTAGAAGCTCCAGACCGGAAAAAAGTCATCTCACTCTCATTAAATGACAACACAGAGCATTGGATTTACGAAGACAATGTATCAGAGTGGAGTGAATTATTTCCTGCTGTTGATGTGATGCAGGAACTCAGAAAAATGAAATCTTGGTTAGATAGCAATAAAGAGAGAAGAAAAACAAAGAGAGGAATCGCAAGATTTATAAATTCCTGGCTATCCAAAGAACAGGATAAGGGAAGAATGCCAGTTAGATCAGAACCGACACATAGAAATAATAACAACTTTGAGCGCAGAGGATACGACATGGACTCTCTGGAAGAGCAGTTATTGAACTCGAATTAAGGGGGAACTATGGAACCGAAGAAAGTAACAATAAACTACGCTTTGCTCTGCAAGCAATTGGAGAAGCAGGGCAAGACGAAAAAGGGATTCTCTCTAGAAATGGGGAGAAGTGAAAGTTTTGTGAATTACATAGCCAATAATCCAGATCAACCAGAAGGTGTGGAACGGATCATGTGTTTACTTCTCGGACTTGAACCGGGAAGTCTGGTAAAAGAGCCGGAAAAGAAAGGCATGACCGCAGCACAGGCGCTTACAGTCATCCGGGATGAGATTTTAGAGAACCGCAGAATCATGCAGGAGAATTTTGAAAAAATCTGGAACAAGCTGAACACCAATACCGTCCAACTGGAAAAGATCAAAGACAAGGTCAACGAGGTATCTAAGACCGATTATGACAAGGCGGTGGAATGGTTAAAAGATAAAATGGCAGGCGGACGATATGACGGAGCGAAACTGCTCATGGAGTCAGATGCAGCGGGAATCAAACGGTCAGATGTTATGAAAGCAAGAAACGAATTAAAAATAAAGATACAGACAACCGGATATGGGAAGAACTCGAAAGCATGGTGGAGCTTAGAAAGGGAGTAAACATGGACAGAGGAAAATACAGCTTTAGCAACCACAGGAAACAGTCTGCCGGATTCAAACCGGGCAACATGGCAGCGTTTATGTACGGCAGCACAAAGCGGAAGAGAAAGAATAGGGTGAGAGGGAAATGAGTAGACCAGCACACTTTCTGGATCCGTACAAGTTCCAGATCGAAGAGATGGTAAAACTCGGATGCACGGATGAGCATATCTGCAGAGTACTTGAGGATATTACTGGAAAAGAAGTGAAAAAGAGGGTAATAGCAAACAAGAGGATGTGGTTAAGAAAAATGGAAAATAAAAGAAAACAATACGAACCGTACAAGGGAGAAATTAAGTGCATGATCGAATACGGACTTACGATCCAGAACATCTATGCAGCAATAAGCGAAGAGAGCGGAATCGATGCAAGTATTGAAACGTTCAAAAACTTTTTAAAAGACAATGATATGCTGCCTGAGTCAAAGAAGCAAGAAACTTCGGTCAAGGATATCTTTGGAACAATCGCAAATTACATGGAGTTTCACGAAGGCTGGGTACGGACCAGTTGCCGACTCAACAGGGCGATGTCGAATCCAAACCGGATATTAATGCGGAGGTATTTACAGTAGGTTATAAAAAATAAGCGAAAAATAGAAAGGAGCCAGCCTCCGGCCGGGGCAAGGGTATACCGGGCTTCTGAGAAAATGGATAAAGAGAAAAAAGCAATCGAAAGAATTAAAATGGCAAGTGAAATGAGTTTGTATCACTATGGTAGACCGCTTGTTTGTACGTATAGCGGAGGAAAGGATAGTGATGTGATGTTAGAGATTTTTAAGCGATCCGGGATCCCTTTTGAAGCACATAACAGCCATACAACGGCAGATGCGCCACAGACAGTTCGGCATATCCGGAAGGTATTTCGAGAGCTGGAACTGCATGGAATTAAGTGCGAGATAGAAAAACCACGTTATAAAGGAAAACCGATTAGCATGTGGAGGTTAATTCCCGAAAAACTTATACCGCCGACAAGATGGGTAAGATACTGTTGCTCTATACTGAAAGAAACTGGATGTGCAAACCGGTATATCGCAACCGGAGTAAGATGGGATGAAAGTGTTTCCAGAATGAAAAGAGAAGAGTTTGAAAAGTTCGGACAAACCAAAAAGGAGAAAGAAAAATTTACGAAGATAATGCTGATGGAGGATAACGATGCACGAAGACGGATGAGTGAGCTATGTATGCAGCAGAAAAAAATGATTGTAAATCCTATAATAGATTGGACGCATAGTGATATCTGGGGATATATAAATTCCGAGAAAATAGAGACGTGCGATCTGTACCAGTGCGGATATGACCGTGTTGGTTGCATCGGATGTCCGATGGCAGGCAAGAAGCGTTACAAAGAGTTTGCAGATTTTCCAAAGTATAAGCAATTGTATATAAATGCTTTCGACAGGATGTTGAAAGAACGTGAACGAAGAGGAAAAGAATGTAAGTGGACGACAGGGGAAGAGGTATTTCTTTGGTGGATGGAAGACGAAAACATACCAGGGCAAATGAGCATAGAAGACTTTATTGCGGAGGAATGACTAATGGCGAAAACAGAAGAAACATGGATGGACGGGATCACAACAGAAATGATGGAGCATAGACATTGTTTGAATTGTGGACAAAGGTTGAAATGGGAGGTATAGATATGCGGGAATTAACAGTAAAAGAATTGCGAGAAGCACTTGTAGGCGTGCCAGGTGATCTTCCGGTGAGACTGAGCAGCGATACTGGAGTGGACCAAGGATATGGGCATATCATAATCGAGAAAGCATGCAGGGTGAAATACGGCTCTATAGATTACTTTGATATCTATGCAAATGATTATGCAGAGGAGGAATAACATGGACATTTTAATCACAATCGCATTCTTGACCCTTTACTGCATATTGGGACTGGGAACCGTGATTACTTTAAAGACAGGATTGGAAGAGGATGTAGAGCTGGAACCGATTGACTATTTAATGGCACTATTTTTTCCACTTGTGCCGTTTGTGGTGTTTTTGGACTGGATAGTGCGGAAATTATGGAGGTAAAAAAGATGAGATTTAACTGGGAAGAATTTAAGGATGCAGATAATAAGATTGCAGTACACTGTAAGACAGAAGAGGAAGCGAAAGACTTCTGCAAGCAGATGCACAAACATAGGATGAAGTGGCGTAACGGAGAAAGTTATTTGAAAAATACAAATTATATGCGCAACGAAGGAACGTGTTATTACGGAAGCGGAGAATATTCGACTCGTGATTTTGCGGAAAAGTACAATTATAAAATCTTAGAATGGAGTGATTACATGCAGAAAAAATTTACCAAGGCAGATTTGAGAGATGGGATGGTAGTTGAACAAAGAGATGGCAACATGTATCTTGTATTGGCTGGGATGGCAGTGAGAAAAGGCGGATGCAATCATATAGGCGGTTATGATGATGACTTGAAATGGGAATGTTATACAAGAGGAGACATCGTTAAAGTCTATAGAATTACTCCGGAATCACTCGGATGCATAGAAGATGTGTTTATTAAAAGCAACCTTGAACTCATTTGGGAGCGCAAAGAGCCAAAGAAGATGACAATCGAAGAAATGCGGAAGAAGTTGGAAGAGCTAACAGGAGAACAGATCGAGGTGACGGCATGAGAGGGGCCTTAAAGCACAGACGCAGCGCAAAAGAAATGAAACGGGATCGAGAAGACCATTTTGCTGATCTGGCTGAACATGAACCAACAGAGAATGCAAAAAAGTGGATGCAAAGAGGTGCGTACTCAGTAGAGGACTGCTTAAGAAAATGGGGAGTAGATACGAAAGGGAGTGTTGCCAGTGGACAAGAAAACACTGAAAAAGTATAGGTCAAACAAAGATAGACTTATCCGGATTGAGGAGAGGATACAAGAACTTTGCGAACGGGAACCAACTGTTGTTATGGGGAAAGTAACAGGATCCAGTGCAGATTTCCCATACACGGAAGTGCGAACATCAGTCCAGATGTATGATCCTTACGAAGACGAGAATGTAAGACAGCAGATTAGGAGAAAAGAATCGGACAGGCTGCGGATTCTGAAAGAGCAAAGAGAAGTCGAGGACTACATAAATGGGATTGATGATCCGGAGATTAAAGAGATATTTGAGTTGCACTATCTTGAGGGGAAGAAGCAGAGTGAAGTTGCGGAGATAGTGAATATTGATAGAAGTTACGTGTCGAAAAAAATAAGTGACTATCTTAAACTTTCACACTTTTCACAAAAATAGTATGCTATAATTATTCTAGAACGATTGTATATTGTTCTAAAACAATCTTTCCAAACAACATTCGGAACACCGCCGGACTTTCACCCTTTCTCGTCTGGCGGTGTTTTTATGCGGAGTATAGCATCAGTGGTAGACGCGCAGGGTCGCGCCCTGTGTCCTTGGTTCGATTCCAAGTGCTCCGCTTTAGATGTAAAGTGTGCTGCTGAGCGGCCTTAAATGATTAAGCGCGCGATCGGCTTTACATCTGATTGGTACCAAAAAGCAGATATCCGCAGATCTGCCAGAACAAACAAAAATAGATTCAGCGATCTATATTTAGTGTCAGTACCCGAGTGCGGATAGGGTAAAAGGATGTCAATAAAAGGCATCCTACGGGTGTATAGCTCAGTTGGTTAGAGCAATCGACTGTTAACCGATGTGTCGCAGGTTCGAATCCTGCTATACCCGTTATGGACTACTGCAAGTTTCCTCCTTTCTTATAGATTTCAGTTGTGTGTTTTGTTGGCGTTATAATTCTTTCGAGCAGTAGTCCTAAATATTAAAAAAGTATAAATTAGCACTCTGGTGTTGCGAGTGCTAAAATAATATGGTATACTAAATACATCGATAGCGCTGTTGGTGAAAAAGATGTAACAGCCAGATGTATAAGCACCTTTTAAAGTTAATAGAGTTCCAAGCAGTCAAAACGACGTCGCATTGCATCCTGAAATTTTATTATCCAGAGGTGTGCAAGAAAACGTTTGGCAAAAGGAATTGTATTAAAATGGAGGATGAATATGCAAAAATACGCATGGAACGGTATCAAAGAACAAGAATTTTCAGAGGAATTAAAATACGCTTATAGGAAAATTTTAGAGGAAAAGCAGGCGAAACTTGAAGAACTTCGAACAGAAAAACAGGAGTTGAAGAATACAGTTGCTGAAGTGGCTGTGCATTGGAAACTGTCATCTGAATTTGATAAAAATCTTCAAACAAAAACTGAAGAAAAGTATAGAGCATTAGGAGAAGCTATTGAAAAATATGAAAAATACGAGCAAAATAGTGAGAAAATCTGCGAAGAACACAGATTGATGTCAGAGATTGAATGGTTGAGAAAACAGATTGGATAAATTAAAAACTTAGGGAGACACTTCGGTGTCTCTTTTTCTATGTATAAAATTAGCAGATTGGAAGGTGGTGAAGTGGCAGGTTATGAAAACATAAAAAATAAAGGATTTGACAATCGAACCACGGGGGAGCTACGGGAGATTGCAAGAAAAGGTGGAAAAGCAAGCGGAGAAGCAAGACGGAGAAAGGCTGATTTCCGAAAGACATTGAACATGCTGCTTACTGCTGAAATAGATAGTCCTGAATGGAAGCCGGTTCTGGAGTCACTTGGTGTTGAGTGCACTCTGGAATCGGCTCTTTTGATGGCACAGATCAAAGAAGCACTGAGCGGAAATACACAGGCAGCTACATTCGTAGCGAAGTATGCGGGGCAATCACCGGAACCGGATGAGAACAGACGCAACCGAGAAGCAGATACAGAATTGAAACGGGCAAACGCAGATAAGCTGAACCGAGATTGCAGTAGTGAGGATGAAACGGAAGGAGTAGAGATTATCAATGATGCAGACAAAGAAACAGGTTAGAATATCAGATCTGATCATTCCGAAATATCTGCCTTTATTTAACGATAAACAGCATAAACATATTATCCTGACATCTGGCCGTGCCGGTACAAAATCCAGTTATGCAGGAGTCAGAGGAATCTTCCAGTTGGTGGATGATGCGAATGGTTCAGCAGTAGTTCTTCGCAAGCATCACAATAAGCTGCGGAAAACAGTGTACAAAGAAATGCTCCGGGGCATTAACCGGCTAGAAATCCCCAAGTCATATTTCAAGATCGGAAAATCACCGATGGAGATTACATATAAAAAGCACAATACAACTATGTATTTCTCCGGTTCTGATGGAATTGACGATACCAAAGGTATCATCGATGAGGACAAGCCGATAAAGCTTGTAGTATTGGATGAGCTGACAGAGTTCTTTGATGACGGGGAAGGGGAAGATGAACTGGCGAATATAGAAGCAACGTTCGTCCGTGGAAACAAAGCTGGTTTCCAGATGATCTATCTTTACAATCCGCCGAAGAATCCGAATGCTCCGATCAACCTCTGGTGTAAGAAGATGGAAGAGCGGGAGGACTGCATCCATATTCACACAAGCTATAAAGATGTTCCGGTTGATTGGTTAGGACAGGATCTGATTGATTCTGCAGAAGCTATGATGCGAGCTGATATCAAGATGTACCGGTGGACATGGTTAGGAGAGCCTACGGGAGTTGATGATCTGATCTACTATATGTTTTCAGCAGAGAAGCATATTTATCAGCCGGAAGATTACATTGAGGAAGAGAAACGAAGCATTGGGGAGATTGGAATTGGAGTGGATTACGGTCAGCAGAATGCAACAGTCTATGAAGCGTTCGGCATTGACTATCAAAATCAGGTCCTGCGTGGAATCGATGAGTATTACTATTCTGGGCGAGAAAGTGGAACACAGAAATCTCCTTCGGAGTATGCACAGAATATGAAAACATTCTGCGACAAGATAGAACAGGAGTATGACCGTGTAGTCAGCTACATATTCGTGGATCCATCGGCAGCAGGTCTGATTGAGGAAATACGGAGAGTCATCCCCCATATACCGGTTATACCGGCGCAGAATGATGTCAAGTTGGGGATCAGCCGTGTGCAGAAGTTGTTGTCTTTCGGAAGAATGATCGTCAGCGAGAAACAGAAGATGCTGATCAAGGAGTTTGGACTTTATCAGTACAATACAGATGGAATTAAAAAAGGCGTTGAGATACCAGTAAAAGAGAACGATCATGCGCTTGATGGAACACGCTATTTATGCGTTGGAATGTGGAATCAGATTAAATTTATGTTGCCAATATCAGAAAGAGGTGAGGAACGTTGATACAGTATGAAACTATAAAACAGGCAATGGGAGTGGATGTTGCGGTATCCCAGAGAATGGCACAGGGAATCTATCGGTGGTCAAAGATGTATATCAACGAATCCCCCTGGTTGAATGATGATGTAAAGGGACTGAACCTCCCGGCAGCAATCTGCTCCGAAATGGCAAGACTGGTGACAATGGAATCCAGTATCAATATTACGGGCGGAAGCAAAGCTGAAATGATTAAAGAGGGGATGCAGCCGTTTCTAAATGAGATTTCAAACTACACAGAGTTTGCCTGCAGTACAGGCGGTGTGGTCTTTAAACCGTATTTATCCCAGAAAGGGATTGAGATAGATGTAGTGAGAGCCGGTGACTTTTACCCGGTAGAGTTTAACAGCGCAGGAGAGATTACAGCGGCTATCTTCCCGGAATTTAAGCGCGTTGGAAAGAATCTTTATACAAGACTTGAATATCACGCATTACAGGGCGATAGATACAGTATTGTGAACAAAGCTTTTATCAGTAAGAAAGCAATGGTAAAAACGGATGACATCGTAAATCTCGGACAGGAGATCAATCTGGAAGAAGTACCGGAATGGTCAGATATTGCCCCTTATGTCGAGTTTCAGAATGCGGACAGGATGCTGTTTTCTTACTTCAAGATTCCATTGGCAAACAATACAGACATCCATTCTCCTCTTGGTGTATCAATCTATGCAAGAGCCGTGAATCAGATTCGGGATGCTGATGAGCAGTATGGAGCAGTGCTGTGGGAATACAAATCAAAGGAAACTGCGATTCAGGCAGCAGACGAATTCTTTCGGAAGAATCGACAGGGAGAAGTTATCCTGCCAAAAGGGAAAGAACGGCTTTACCGGGCAATGGGACCGAATGTGATGAGCAGGGATGGAAATCCTTTTTTTAATGCGTATTCGCCGGAGATTCGGGATGAGAGTTTCTTCAACGGGTACAACAGGATCATACAGAAAGTAGAGTTTAACTGTGGTCTGGCTTATGGAACTCTTTCAGATCCACAGGTAGTGGATAAGACAGCAGAAGAAATTAAGGCCAGTAAGCAACGCTCTTACGCAACGGTAAAATCTATTCAGAATAGCCTTGGGAACGCACTTGAGAATCTTGTGGCAGCAGTGGAAGTATGGATGTCGCTTGGTAGCATTTCTGCAGACGGAAAGGTAGAAGTATCCTGCAGTTGGGATGATTCCCTTGTAACAGACAAGAAATATGAGACAGAGCAGCTCCGTGCTGATTTTAGTATGGGAGTTGTTGGTCCTGTAGAGTATCGGATGAAGCGTTTCGGTGAAACGGAAGAGCAGGCGATCAAGATGCTGAAACAGGCATCACAATTTAGCCAGGAAGATACAATGGAATAGGGTGTGAGGATATGCAGCCAAAGGAAATGGAGCGCCTGCCACTGCAACTTGAAAAAATGTTTCTCGAATTACAGAACCGCATTATGAGAGATGTAGTCAGGAGGATTAAAAAGACAGGTGGAATTACATCTACAGCGGATTATCAGTTGAACAGAATACAGATCATTGGAAATTCTACGGAGTTCATTGAATCGGAAATCAAACGTCTTTCAGGGCTTACTGATCCGGAACTGTGGGAGATTTATGATACTGTAATCGAAAAGGATTACACCAGGAGAAAAGAAATTTACGAACAGGTAAATGCCAATTTTACACCTTATGAAGATAATGAGCAGATGCAGACATGGGCGAAAGCAATTCTAAGTCAGACAAAACATGAAATCCAGAATATCACACGATCAATGGGATTTGCTTTGGATTACGGAGGAAAGAAAGTATTCACTCCATTTTCGGAGTATTATCAGAAGTATCTTGATCGTGCATGTATGGATATTATAACCGGAGCATTCGACTACAATACCGTTCTCAGGCGTGTAGTAAAGGAAATGACAGCCAGTGGGATACGGACAGTAAATTATGCGTCAGGATATGGAAATCGGGCCCCTGTGGCGGTTAGACGAGCTGTCATGACGGGGGTGCATCAACTTGCTGCACAGATTAATGAGCAGGTGGCAAAGGATTTGGGAACAGATACCTACGAAGTAACGTGGCATGCCGGACATAGACCTTCTCACTGGTGGGGAGGGAATGTGTATACAAAGCAGGAATTGATCTCGATCTGTCGTTTGGGAGAGGTAGATGGTCTGTGCGGAGCTAATTGTAAGCATAGTTACTTCGCGTTCGTAGACGGTGTGTCTGTCAGAACGTACACACCGGAACAATTGCGGGAAATGGAAGCAAATGAACAGGTCGCAAAGTCTTATCAGGGAAAATCATACAACGCCTATGAAGCGCAGCAGCGGCAGAGAACACTTGAAACCAGAATGAGAAAGCAGAGAAGTGACATTGATCTTCTAAAAAAGGGAAAAGCCAGCCAGTTGGACATACAGGCAGCCCAAGCAAAGTATCTGAACACACTCCGGGAATACCAGGGGTTTTCTAAAAAGATGGAGCTTCCAGAGCAGATGCAGAGAGTGTATATGGATGGGCTTGGAAGAGTGTTGCCGGGAAGATGGTTTGGATCTAGGGCATCCGATAAAAAGTTCTTGCACGAACAGTTGTCGTATATGTATAATGGAGAAAAACAGTTCATACCGGCAAATACAGTGTTTCAAAACGTGAAAATTATAGCTGGAACAGGAAGCAAAACGGAATTAAGAGTTGCGGGGCGGCTTGCAGAGAGATATGGTGGAGTTGCAAGTGATTGGAGCAAATGTGCAGGAAAAATAGAAAGCGGAAAGTATATATTCGATATTCACTGGTATGAAAAGGGCGGCAAACAGTACGAGGCGAAGTTAAAGGTAAGAAAGGAAAAAATATGAAGCTGAGATATATAGGGGAATCATTTGGAGTAGATTCTTTAACGAATGGAAAAATATATGAAGCAAGTGAAGAGTCTGGAATGTATCGTGTCATTGATGACAGCGGAGAAGATTATTTGTATTCAAAAGAGAATCCGGCACCACTTGATGGTAGCAGTCCAGGTGGACGTTGGGAAATTGTAAAAGAGTAATACCACTTATTCTTAATTGAGTGAGTGGTATTTTTATGTAAATTTCAAAAATAATAAATCAGCATCTATCCAGAGTGGTAGGTGCTATTTTTATACGCTTTCCTCAATTTTGGGGACAGTATTTGTCCGATCAACCCTCAAGACATTTAAACTGCGGGAAATATCCCCTGTGGCATGGGAAAATAACTGCCACGGCCGGCGGAGGCACCGCGATAATAAACAGTGGTCAAAGAAAGGAATAAAGATGCAGTTAAGAGACGTATTAGGAGAAGAACTTTTCGGACAGGTAGACGCAAAGATTCAGGAGCATAACAACGGAATCGAGGATAAGCTGAAGCACGTCAGGTTTGTGGATTTATCAGAGGGAGGCTATATCAGCAAGGAAAAGTACCAGAGTCTTGAGACGAGAGTCAATGGACTGGAGACACAGCTCGGTGAAGCAAACACTACGATCAAGTCTTACAAGGACATGGATATTGACGGAATCAAGCAGTCTGCCGCTGACTGGGAGAAAAAGTACAACGAAGACACAAAAGCACTAAATGACCAGATTGAATCAGACCGAAAGATGTTTGCAGCAGAGCGGTTTTTGGATACTCAGAAGATTAAATCTCCTTTATCCAGAAAGACAATCTTACATGAGTTTCTGGAACAGAAGATGGAGTTTAAAGATGGTGCTTTTGTTGGCGCAGATGAGTACATGAAAGGCGTCAAAGAGAAATATCCAGATGAGTTCGAACAGGAAGAACCGGATGGAGGGAAAAAAACGTGGGTAAGAGGAACTCATGGCACTTATAGACCGGAAACAAAATCCGAAGAAGAAGCTTACCTCTCAAGAAAATACGGAAACAACAAATATGTGAAATAGAAAAGGAGAATGACAGAGTATGAAATATGGCGGATATAATGTAAGTGAAAAATACAGTTCAATCGTTGCACCAAATTTTTATTTTGATGCAATTTTTCAGCCGGGAATGACATTTAACGATCAGTATCAGGGAGATGCGGAAGGAGCGGGAGCAGTAAAAGTATTCCGTCTGGCTGCTAAGGCTGCAAAAGATCCGAAAAAGCCAGCATCTGACTTTGAGCATGGAACTGCAGGAAATGAACTGATTTCAGTATTGATGAACAATTCACAGCAGGAATCAACAAAAATCTACAATGTACAGGCGAGTGCCGTACCATTCGATACAGCGGATGCTCATCTCGCACAGTCTACACAGGTTTGCAAAGAAGGGTGGCAGCAGTCTGGTCTTGCATGTCTGGTGCACGAAGGAACTGCAATGGAAGACACAGAAGCAATTACAACGTCCAACATTATCAGTAAGATAATCGCAGGAAGAAAAACAATCCGTAAACAGAAAGCGTCCGCGAATGTGGTCATGGCATCTGTAGAGACATACAGTACGATGCTGGAAGTTGCAGGGGACAAATTTACTCCGGTAAAGAATGACGAGATCATCCGTACCGGACAGATGGGATATTACCTCGGAATGCTGTGGGTAGAATGTAATATGCTTGATCTGACATCGGCAGCAAAATACTACGATTATACAGAAACGCTTCAGACAGAAGATCTGTCAAAGGTAGAGTATATCATGTATGACTGGAGAGGACTGCATATCATTGACCTGTTATCTATGGCAAGACTGAAAGACTCTGAGAACTTCAACGGAACTCTTGCACAGGTGGAAATCTGTACCGGATACCGTCTTGGAGATAAGAACTACGCAGTTGTAAAAAAAAAGGCCTAGATGACGATTTGGCACAAGTAGGAACTGCGAAAGTAGGCAAGGCAAAAGTAGGAAAAGTAAAATAGGAGGTATAAGTTATGGCATATACACCAACTACATGGAATGACGGCGACGTTATGACAGCAGAAAAAATGAATAAGTTAGAGCAGGGCGTGAAGAACGAGCAGGTTGGACCAGCAGGACCAGCAGGACCGGCGGGACCAGCAGGGGCAAAAGGCGAAAAAGGCGAAAAAGGCGATCCGGGTGCGCAGGGACCTGCTGGAACAAGTTACACTCTTCCAGCAGCAAACAAGACAACGCTTGGTGGCGTAAAACAGATGGCTTTGATTGCAGATTTGTCCACAGAAACAGGGGCTGATTTAAAAAATAAAATCAATGCAATTCTTGCTGAAATGAAAAAACAGGGTATCATGGCGAATTCGTAAGGAGGAATAGGCGTTGATACGTGTAGATTTTCAGTTTTATGTAGAAGAATACAATGGAATTATAATCGAGGACGAACGGTCATTGAAACAGCCGATCTTGAAAGCCAATACTTATCTGAATCAGATTATGCATTTGCAGCCGACTGAGGATGAGATGGAGTTGGTGAAGCTTTGCCTGTGTGAACTTTCTGACATGATCTATCAGGATGATATGAACCGAATGGAACATGGAGGAAGAGAAGTGCAGTCGGAGAATACAGACGGATATTCTGTGAATTACGCGACAGAAGCAGAAGCGGGAAAGATTGCAGTAGACGCTCTGCAAACAAAGATCTATGCGGTCATCCGCCGATATCTGGCTCATACCGGCTTATTATATCAGGGGGTGAATACAAATGCTTACGAATGCTAAGGTTACGATATTCAATCAGTGGCCAGATCGGGAGAGCAGGAAGATGGTGTTTATTCCTCATGTCATCCCTAAGGTCTGGTTTCATACAAACCAGAAAAGTACCGTAGGGGAAAATGGATTGAGAAGCGCGGATGAGTATCAGATTCGGATTCCGTATACAGAATGCGCTGATTGGATCACGCCGGATGCGTTCAACCGATTAACAGCAGTGTATGGGAAATGGACTGTGCGGAATGGTGATTTCTTTATCCTGGGAGAATGGGATGGAGGAAATGTCACCGGAATAGAAGATATCAGGAAAAGGTTCTCTGGAACGATTGGGAAAGTGCTCAGTCATTCCGAGAACTTTTTTGGTTCTTCTAAGCATATCAGGATAGGTGGTGGTTCTTAATGGCGAAGATCAGGCTGGATATAGATCCGGTAGATAAAATTCTACTGAAGAGAAATCTAAATAAGAACGGAGCAGGGCAGAAGTTCTTCACCCATGAAGTAAGACGGCTGTCTACACCATATGTGCCGAGATTAAGTGGTAACCTGTCAATGAAAAGTGTGACGGAAACAGCATCCTCTATTATCTATGACACTCCTTATGCAAGGCGGCAGTACTACGAGAATAAGGGAAAAAATAGGTCTAAACATGCTCGTGCCGGTAGCCACTGGACAGAACGGATGTGGGCGGATCGCGGGAAAGAAATTGTACAGTCTGTTGCGAAATATTGTGGAGGTAAGGCGAAATGAGCATAACAAACCAAGTGGCGGAGTTTATTGCCGGGTGCCCGTTTCTGCAGGAGTTTCAGGAAATGTTTCCGGTTGTGAATGTGGATATGTTGAATGAAGATGTGACCGCATACAGTATCGAAAGCACACCTGCAGAACCGATATTGAAACGGTATGCGAACGGTGATACGGTTCGGCAGTATGTGTTTTCTTTATGCTCAAGAGTGCTTTACGGAGACGAAGAGAACAGAGACACATCAGAATTCTATGAAAAATTTGCAGACTGGCTGGATGAGTGTACAAAAGCGGGTACTCTGCCAGATCTGACAGGGAAACTGCAGGGCAAATCCATCCGGGCAACAACAGACGGATATCTGTATGACGCACAGGAGACGAAGTGTCAGTACCGGATACAATGTCAATTTATTTATTATAAACGGAGGTAGTGAAAGTATGAAAATGAATATTCAGTTTTTTGCGGAAACAGGTGAAACTGGTGTCGTAGGAAGGTGGCAGCATCCGGGATATCTGGATGTTTCTAAAGATCTGAGCGGGACTTATGAGCTTCTGGGATTTGGAGTGACTCAGTTGGATGATTCTCCATCTGCGCAGCCAACTTCCAAAAGATATGTCAATCAGAAGTCAGCAACACAGAGAATCGGTTCTTATGAATGGACCGCACCATTGGAGTTTGACCTGATCCGCTCCGAAAAAGCAATCGAATTTATTGCAGATATCGGAGAAAATGAAAAGACAGGGACGGATGCAGAAACTTATTATGTCAAAGTATTTATGGAAAAACCTGTTTTGGAGCAGGAGAATAAGTTTTATGCGAAGAGAAGAAAAGTTGCGATTGAGGTGGCAGACTTCTCTGATAATGATGGAGAAATTCAGGGATCCGGAAACCTGCTCGGTGTATCTGACTGGGTGGACGGCCAGTTTGATACATCTACAAAGAAATTTACACCGGCGGGGGAATAGTATCCCTCGCTGATAATGCCTTAGTTGGTGAGGAAGTAGAAAATAAGGCAAGGACCAGAAAAGGAAGGAGTACAAAAAGATGATTATCAATGGAGTAGAATTGGAATTCAATCTGTATGATCTGGAGAATCCAGAACTGAGAGAGCGATATGGAGCTGAATTGGAGAAGATGAAACACATTGCAGAAGAGCTGCCAGAAGGAACAGAGCTGGAACAGAATAGATTTCTGTGCGGCAGAGTGAAGCAGGTGTTTGATTCTGTATTCGGAGAGGGTACAGGTAATCGTGTGTGTGGAAAAGGAAATGATTTGCTTGCTTGTATGACAGTTTATGAGCAGTTGGTCACAGAGCAGATCAGACAGGACAATCAGTACAATGAGATTATGGGAAGATTGGAAATGTTATCAAAGGGAAATGCTCTTGTAGAAAAATGATGAATATCTTAATAGAAAAATTTCCAGAGTTTTTGATCGTGAATGGTGCGGAGTGTCCTGTAAGCTGGGATTTCCGCACCGTTTTAAAATGCAATGAAATCATAGAAAGTGCAGAAGAATTGACGGGAGATTCCTTGCTGAAAGCGTTGCTGCTGTTTTACAGGGAATGTAATGATTTCACAGAAGAACACGTGGAGCAGATGTTCTGGTTCTTTTCCTGTGGAAGAGAGCAGTCAAAGAAGAAATTTCCGAGAAAGATCGCAGGGGTCAATGATAAGCAACCGTTTGACTTTCAAGAGGATGCAGGACTGATCTATGCCGGTTTCATCCAGCAGTACGGGATTGACTTGCAGACAGAAGAGATGCACTGGTGGAAGTTTATGCTGCTTCTGGAGAATCTGGGAGAAGATACCAGGCTGTCAAAGGTCATTGAGTACCGGACAATGGATGTGTCGAATAAGAATCTCTCAAAAGAGGAAAGGGAGTTTTACCGGGCAATGCAGAAGTATTACGGTCTGGATCAGGCACCGGTTATGGATGACCGGACAAGGCAGATTGAAGAAGCGCTTCTTAATGGTGGTGATGTGAGTGAATTGCTTCGTACGAAAAACGTACGAACGTAGAGAGTGCGTGTAAAGGTGTGGCGAAGTGCTGCACCTTATTTTGATACTTGAAATTGCTAGTTGATAGAGAGTATTGAATTTCGACTCCTAAATTTTGAGGAGTCTACATATATAGAATCCATAATAAGTACAGCGGAAAATTCCGCTCTATTTTTGCTTGGATTCATCATCAATGTAAAAATTTAAGTGGAAAGGATGCGAAATAGTATGAAACTAAAACTTGTGAAACATGGAGAATTTTTAGGGACTAGATGTGATTTTTATGTAGATGAGGAAAACAACATCTATATGAGCAGAACACAGATTGGATATGCGCTACAGTATAAAAATCCACAAGATGCGATAAAGAAAATTCATTTAAGACATTACGAAAAATTACAGCAACGCTATGTAGAAGTGGTGGGTGACAATTTGTCCCCGAGGCCAAGAGATTTAGGAAAGAAGACAAGTATTTTTATGTATGACGAAAGAGGCATTTTAGATGTAATAAGGTGGTCAACAACAGAGGTAGCTGACCAATACTTTGATTGGGTGTACGACATTATTCAATCAATTAAAAAGAATGGCTATTACATAGCTTCTGAAAAAGATAACAAGTGGCTTGGAGTTCGCAATGAATCTAAGCAAGCAAGACGATATGAAACAGACCAGATTAAACTCTTTGTGGAGTATGCAAAAGAGCAGGGAAGTAAGAATGCAGATCTATACTACATGATCTTTACAAAATTGATAAATAGCAAAGTTGGATTGCATGGCGGTCAACGTGATGATATCTCACAAGAAACACTTTTAGAGTTAAAATCGCTAGAAACATTGGTTAAGATGAAAATTCGGAAACTGATGGATAAGAAAATTCCGTATAAAGAGATTTATCGGGAAGTAAGGAAGATGGCGGAAGAGTTTTGAATAGAGCCGAAAATTCGGCGCTACTCAGATTATTACCTGCCGTAGAAAAGAATATTGCGTAAACCCTAAATTCTGATATAATGAATGTATTCAAGACGAAAGAGGCTGTTGAAGTGCATTTAGTAGGAAAAATAAATCGTAATATTTATAGGTGTATCACAGAAGATATTGTTACAGATGATGTCATTATTACAGAGAATCAAATGCAACATATATTGGATAGGCACCCTGAGGCCTATAAAGAAGTGATTGATTATTTGTCAGATATTATACGGGAACCGGATCTTATTATAAAGGATAAGCATAAAAATACGGGGTTAGTTGTAAAGAAGATCAAAACAGGAAATGAATATGCTCAAATGGTATTGAGAATATGTACTTCAAATGATGATCCGAATTATAAAAATTCAGTAATTTCATGTTGGGAGATTAGTGAAAAAAGACTGCAAAACTATTTGAGGAACAAAACAATTCTTTACAAAAAGGAATAGATGTTATATAATTTGAATACAATAAGCAGGAAGTTATTCGAGGTGGTAAAATTCGTTGCAACCACGCACCCAAGTGGTCAAAAGAGATGCAGGAGAGGCGACGCCTGCCGGATAACTTCTTGCTTTGTAAAGAAATATGACAAGATATTTGAAGTAGAGATTGTGCTGCTACGCACCCAAGTGGTCAAAAGAAATGTGGGAAGGGGCACACCCACCGAATATCTTCTTATCCTTGAATATGAATAATTTAACCGCTGGATATCCGGCGGTATTTTATTTTAAACGTAGTGATGAGATTACCACGTTATCATGAAATAAAGCATGAGGTGGCGATCTCTCCACCATATTCCATCCTTGCGATTCCACAACCCTCACGGTATAATGAGTATGTGGTAAAGCGTATAGGGTAGGAGGAAGGTTATGAAGAGAGTACTAAGTGTCTTGCTGGCAGCAGTTCTTTGTGCGGGGATGCTGACAGGATGCGGGGAGAAGAAAGAGGAAAAAGAAGAGTCCAAGAAAGCTGAAAGTGCGGAGAAAGAAGAATCAGATCAGAAAAGACTTGATAATCAAGCAGAGATTACAAGCAATATTGCAGAGGTTGTAACTACGCAGCTGCCAGAAAATATGGTGAGGGCAGGTGTTTCCGAGACCCCGGAACTTCAACTCAAGGATGCAAAAGCAGATGAAAATATTTTCACTGTATCGTACAATAGTACTACTGGAGTGGAATTAGCCTTTACATATGATCTGGATAAAGAAAAAATGAAGAGGTTATCCTTATCAGTAGGAGAAGGGGAACTTGATGAATATGCAGAATTGCTTACAGGGATTGTATATCTGTCAGAATTTAAGTTTTCTGATGATGAAATAGAGCAGATAGCCAGTATGGTGTCAAATGAAATTACGGAGTTAGAAATAGGTGATTACAAAATTAAGCAAGTATCTTTTCCAAGTCCGTTATTTAGTATAGCTCCAAAAACATCATAATAATTTATGAAATACAAAATACGAACGATGCCACTTACTTCGGTAGGTGGTTTTCTTATACCCAATTTTAAGGAGAATATAAATGAAGTTAATTGAATATCGGGGAGGAGTCCTTTCAGGGTATGTTCCTGATCTCCCCGGAAAGAACAGAAAGACATGGCGAAATGCTGTGTCTTATTTTAATTCCATGAGGTAGGATGGAAAAATTTGAAAAACTTCTTGACATCTTGTTGTGTGATTGATATATTAAATGTGTAACCGATAATTAAATAAATGTGTAACCGGAAAGGAGAAGAAAATGTCACCAGCAAAAGGGAGACCACCATCAAAGAATCCGAAAAATATCGACACAAGGATAAGACTATCAGAGCAAGAAGCGAATATGCTGGAGTTTTGTAGCAGCAAAACTGGATCAACAAAGGCGGACATCATAAGAAGAGGTATTAAGAAAATTTATGATGAAATCGTACTCGGCAAATTCAAATAACAACAAAAAGAGATTCGCCCACCTACCAAGTTTAACGAATCTCTAATGAAAAACACAACGAAAAGGTTGTGCTATTTATAATATAACACATCCTTTTCGTGAAATCAATGAAAAGGAGAATTTTATGTACAATTTCTATGTATTAGATGGAAAGAAACTGATCGATTACAAGCCGAAAAGAGAACACTACGCAAGAGCGTTGGAACGAATTACAGATGCAAATGGCAGTTATGATTTAGAAAGACTCTGGCTGGAAAGACCAGATCAATTCAAACAAATATTATACCTGTCCATTAAATTTATTGAACACGTTTTTGACAATAGTTCTGACTGCTCTCAAGAGGAAACGCAATCGTGGTTCTTCATTGTAGAATTTATCAATCAGATGATTGCAAAAATCACACCGAGACAGTTCATGGAGATATTTCCTATTGCCAAGGACTATGATGGTGAAAAATATGGGTGTAAAGATTATTTCTATACCAAAGATTATATGGCACGTTTGGGATATGATGCACCTATCGGAGAGGAAAAAGCCAGCGAGTTTTTACTGGAGTACTGGAATCCTCACATTATGGAATACGCAATTCATTGGATGGGAATCATCAATCAGATGCACCGTCTAAATGGTGGACGTGATATTTTCGTAGAATTCATGGAAGAACAAGGTCTTTCCTTCCCTACTTATCATAAGGAAGGGGATTATCTGGTGAATAGCGAAACAGGTGAGAGATATAAAGTTCAGAAACCGAAAAGAAGATTGAGAAAATTGTTTAGTGTAGTTTCAAATAAGTAGGAGGAATCGATCATGGGAAATAACGTACAAGTATTTAATAATAAGGAATTGGGATTACAAGTAAGAACGTTGCCGAATCCAGATGGAAGTATTTCCATTAGTGCGGAAGATACTGCGATTGGATTCGGATGGTGTAGAACTGAAAAGAGAAATGGGAAAGAGTATACATCTATCAGATGGGAAAGAATGAATGGTTTTAGCGAAGAATGTGGCTTCGCCCACAAGTGGGCGAAAGATGATTACATTCCAGAATCACTGTTTTATCGTCTTGGAATGAAGGCAAGCAACCCAGCAGCTGAAAAATTTCAAAACTGGCTTGCGCTGGATGTTATTCCATCTATCAGAAAGACGGGCTCCTATGAAATGCCAAAGAAGAAATCTACCCACAAGGAAAAACTCCCCTCAGTCAATCAAATGGTAAAGAACATCAAAGGTGCTCTCAATGATGCAGGAGTAGATTCTAAGTACATAGCTGCTGAGATTATCCGTATTTATTCTGACAACGGGTATCCAGTGAAAGTGCCGCTGATTTCAGAAGTTCCGGTCTTGTGGGATTGTACTACGATGGCGAAAGAGTTTGGTATTTTATCGGAAAGTGGCAGACCACACGATAAAGCGGTAAGTGCTATCATTCAGAAGTTGGATGTTTCAGAGGCCGAAATTGTAAAGACAGCTTATAGCAGGAATGGACATGACGGCGTTACTGTTCAATACAAAGATTCCGTTTTCCAGAAGGTAAAAGAATGGCTGGAGGAAAATGGGTATCCCACACTCATTGAGCATCGGTTATCAAATGGTAATACGAATAAATGTAAAGTTGTATATCAGGAGGTGGCGTAAGATGAATTTATATGAAAAAATTAAGAGAGAAAACTTGATGATCCCTGTTGCATTTAGAATGAAATTTGAACAGGCAGAAGATTTGTTGAACCATGCTCCCGGCGACTTTGAGCTTGCGTTATCATCATTTAGATTTGGCTATATGCAAGGGCAGAGAGCAGAAAAAGCGAACAATACTAAAGCGGAAAATAATCAGTTTCAGAGCCTCTTGTCGCAGTTAAGACCGGAAGATTATAGAATTAAACGCCAGATAGAAGCAATCTTATACAGGTATTTGGATAAACGTGACAGACTTCCAGATACAGAGCAGTGTGATCGTAAGAAATCCATTGTGAAGATTGTGGAGAATATGGAAAATGAAGAGTGTTTGGAACTTGTAGAACGGTTCGCTAAAAATCTGGCAAGTAGTGAGGTGGCGTAATGAAAGAGAATAGAGAGAAATTAAGCACAGCGGCTAAATATAAGAAGAACTTCATTATCAGCAAGCTGAAAGAAATGGACGAATGTCATATAAATCGCGTATATGCCTTTATGCAAGGCTGTACTGGAAATCCGGTCAAATAACTAAATACAGTAATCAGGGCATCTATCAGAAATGGTAGGTGCTCTTTTTATACAAATTTTTAACACGAGGTGGTGAGTAAATGGCAGATGGAAAAGTTGTAATTGAAACAGATCTGGATTCTTCCGGGATAGAAAAAGGACTTTCAAAGCTTGGGAGTATAACAGCAAAAGGGATGAAAGCGGCAACGGTAGCGATCACGGGAACTGCAGCAGCACTTGGTGGAGTTGCAGCAGCGGCAATCAAGGTGGGTTCTGATTTTGAATCTCAGATGTCTAGAGTTAAGGCTATCTCCGGAGCAACAGGAGAAGAATTTGAGCAATTAAAAGAACAGGCAATGCAGTTAGGTGCTGATACCTCATTTTCTGCCAGTCAGGCAGCGGAGGGAATGGAGAATCTGGCAGCAGCCGGTTTTACCACATCCGAGATCATGAATGCAATGCCGGGACTTTTAAATCTGGCAGCGGCATCCGGTGAAGATCTGGCGAGCAGTTCGGATATTGCGGCATCAACTTTGAGAGGATTTGGACTGGCGGCATCCGATGCAGCGCATGTTGCCGATGTTCTGGCGGCGAATGCGAATCGTACAAATTCCTCTGTAGCAGATACCGGAGAGGCAATGAAGTACGTAGCACCTCTTGCGAGGTCAGCAGGTCTTAGTTTGGAAGAGACAGCAGCGGCAATCGGAATCATGGCGAATGCCGGAGTGAATGGCAGTCAGGCTGGTACTTCTTTAAGAGGAGCGTTATCACGGCTTTCAAAGCCAACGAAAGACATGTCTGAGGCTATGGATGAACTTGGAATTTCCTTCTACGATTCCAACGGGAAAATGAAATCCCTGACGGAACAGGTTGGAATGCTCAGACAGGCAACAGAGGGAATGACGGATGAGCAGAAAAATAATTATCTGGTCACCCTGTATGGACAAGAAGCATTGTCCGGTATGCTTGCATTGATTAACGAGGGAGAAGGTTCTCTAGGAGAACTGACAAATGCCTATAAAAACTGTGATGGCGCAGCCCAAGAGGCAGCGGAAACAATGCAGGACAATCTATCCGGTGCATTGGAGCAGCTTGGTGGATCAGCAGAAACATTAGGTCTGGCGTTTTACAACAGTGTAGCGGACAATCTGAAAAATGCAGCAAAGACAGCAACAGAAAGCATCAACAATATCACAGATTCTTTCAATAACGGTGGTCTGAATGAAGCGATCCAGACAGCAGGTGATGAATTTGCGAATCTTGCAGTAGAAGCAGCATCCCATGCCCCAGAAATGGTGGATACAGCAGTGGATTTCATAGAATCCTTTGCTTCTGGAATTACTTCGAACAAAGGAAGGATTCTCGGTGCGGCCGGAGAGATGGCGGAGTCTATGGCATCTGGTCTGGCAGAATTGTTGCCGGACAAATTGCAAGAACCAGTTGAGGATGCGATTGATGCAGTGGCAGAGTCATTGAGTGACGGAGGATTGAAAAAAGCTGGAAAGACTGCAGAGAAAACATTTGATTCTCTGATTAAAGTCGTTGGCAAATTGGCTTCAACAGCTCTTCCGCCATTGACAAAGGCGTTGGATTTTGCAGGTGAGAATTTAGATAGGCTGGTAGTTGTTGCAGGAAGTGCAACAGCCGCATACACAGCTTATAACGCAACGATAAAGGCAACAACAGTGGCTACGAATCTTGCAACTAAAGCTCAAAAAGCATTTTCTGTGGCAATGTCTGCCAGTCCAACAGGTTTGGTTATTGCTGGGATAGCGGCTGCAACAACAGGGTTGGCATTAGCATGTGCAACTCAGGTAGATGCAAGTAAAGAATTAGAGAGTGCAAATGATAAACTGGGAGATTCCTATGGAAAAATAGGGGAAGGTATTACTGGATATTTATCAGAAGTATCAAAAGCTGGAAGTATATTTGATGACTTTAATGATTCTATTATCGTTTCATCAGAGGTACAAGGTGAACTTTCTGGGAAAATGGATGCGGTGCAGAGCGAAATTACAGAAATTGCAAGAACCGCAACGGAAGAAAGGCGCCAACTCACAGAAACAGAAATACAGAGGTTACAAGATCTGTTTACGCAAATGCGGCAGCTTACTGAACAAGAACTTGCATATCAACAGGCATACCAAGATGCAGTGAAAAGTTCAGCAGAGACATTGGCATCCACGCATTCAGGAACGGCAGAAGAATACGCAACTTCGGCGCAAAAGATCATCAACAGTGCTGTCCAGACAAGAGATGCAGTTGTTGAAAAAGCATATTCTCAAATGATAGAGACAAATGCTATCAATAAGCAGTTGGTAGGAACGTCAGAACAATATACGCAGGAATGGTACAACCAACAGGCTCAGGCAGCTCAACAAAGATATCAACAAGCAGTGACAGATGCGAATAGAGAATCTGCGGATACTTTAAATATTATTCAACAAGGATTTGCGCAGAGAATGGATGCTGCAAATGAGTATTTCGTTAATGTAGAAGCTTCAAACAAGAGAGAACTAGAAGAACAGAAACGTCATAATGATGAACTTGCAAATGCAGAAGCTGAAAAGAAGCGGAAAATGGAGGAGTTACATCAAGACTCGGCTTCTGCGGAATACGAATATTTTGTAGAAGTAGAAAGAATAAATGAAGAACATAAGCAGAGATTAGCTGAAATACGTTCAGGTCTTGCGGACAGTTTGACTGATGCACAAGCAGAGCAGGCTAGCGCATGGCTTGCAATGATTGCAGAAACATCTTTGTATGGTGGAGAGTTGGATGCATCTTCTCAAGCTATTGTCGATTCACTGATTGACAATTTTGATAATTTGCCCAAAAAGCAAAAAGAGATTTTCAAAAATGCGTTGCAAGGTGCTGTTGATGGATTCAGGGAAGACGAGCCAGAATTACTGACGCAGGCACAGAATACATCTGATAATTTCTTAAATAAGATAAAAGAGGCACTTGGAGTACATTCCCCTTCTCGTGAGGTAAAGGCAATTTTTGCTCAAGTTAATCCTGGAGCTATAGAGGGATTAGAAGAAGGAAAGGAGAGTCTTCTAGAAAAAGGAAAAAGTGTTGTTTCTGATTTTCTAAATGCAATGGGCGAAGAAAGCATCGGTGAAAAAGCGCGTGGAATAGGTGCAAGTATTATGAATTTCTTTGGCCTTGGAGTTGGAGATCAAAAAGAAAATTCCAGACTTCAAGGAAAATCCAATGCGGATGCAGCAAATGAGGGAGCTGCATCGGTAAATCCTTTCAGTACAGGAATGAGTTTTGCAAGTATCTTAAAAAGCGGAATTTCCAGTATGATGGGAGCTTTATTTGGACAAGGAAGTGATTTAGCAAATAAAGCAAATGACGGATCACGTTCAGTAAATCCTACAAGTACAGGAGTTCAATTTGGGAAGCAGTACTCATCAGGAGTGAAAAGCCAATCAGGACAGTCAAGAGCAGGCGGAAAGGAGCTCTCAAATGCGGCAGACTCTGGAGCGCGGTCAAAAAGTGGTCGTGATGCGGGTTCTGGATTTGGAGAGGGATTTGTTTCTGGTATTTCTGATTGGATTGGAGGCGCAATAAATGCAGCTGCGAATTTGGCGGCCAATGCATTATCGGCAGCTAAGAGAGCACTTGATGAGCATTCCCCATCCAAAAAAACAAGGAAATTTGGTCAATTCTTCAGCAAAGGTCTGGCGTTGGGTATTAAGGATGAAGAAAAGTCAGTTGTAAAATCTTCCCGGAATATTTCAAACGCAGCACTGGAATCTATTGATCTGTCCGCTGTTTCAGCACGGATGCGAGAGGTCATGGCTCTTAATGCATCCAGAGTGGCAAATCGTCCAGCAACATCTGTTGTGCAGTACAAGATGGATAACGCAGAAATCAGAAAGCTTCAGCAGCAGAATCAGGCGATTATGAGTGCAGTGGCAGGACTTTCTGATCTGGCAAAACGTCCGATTGAAGTAAGCACAACACTGAATGGAAGAGAATTGATTAAAGAAACAGCAGCTCCAATGCTGACAGAACAGCAAAGAATTACAGATTTTAAGAAATTACTGAAAGGAGAACGTACATGACACTTTCTGTGAAGTTCAATGACATCGAATTAGGAAAGTACATCAAAGTACTACAGGGATTTACACCGTTTGTCGGTGCTGACTGGAATCCATCGTTTGTGAAGGCAGAAAAACAGAATGGAAGTGATTTTGCTTACACGTCATACGAGAACAAACAAATTGTGATGCCGTTTACAATTGAGGGTAATCTGGAAGAGAATTACGATGCTTTACAGAAAGCATTAAAAGTAGATGAACCAAAAAAGTTAGTGTTTGGAAATGTTCCGAACAAATGCTTTTATGCGATTCCGTGTGGTACTTTAGAATTCAGTGAAGAAACAGAATTTCTGGGAGAGGGAACAATCACATGGCTTATCCCGGATGGGGTAGCGTACTCCACTGCAGAATTCGACTTCTATGGAATCCAGCAAGACGGCTACCAAACAATTACGATCAAGAACGATGGTACAGAATGGGCAGATGTGGACTACGAGATCACACACAATCACGAAAACGGATTTATCGGACTTGTGAGCCAGTATGGCGTGATCCAGCTTGGAAAAGAGGAGGAAGCAGACGGAGAGAATTACAAAGCGTCTGAAAACCTGTTTGATGGATACAGCCTGTTTCAAGACGATCATGGAACGTCTTACCAAAATCCAGGGAATACCACACAGGGGACGCTCGAAGTCAAGAATGTTGCCGGATATAACGTCATGGCATTAAAAGGTGGACAAGCAACATCCGGATACTGGAACGGTGGAATGAAAACACTTACTATCCCGGTGGACAGCGAGGGCAGACGTGGCGCAAAAAACTTTTACTGCTACACGCAGCACTGGTTCGAGACAGGCTTGATGGGGCAGACAGGAGCGCAGACCATTGCATTTCTGACGGGCGATAATAAAGTAATCTGCGCCATGTCTATTAACAAGAGTGATACGGTTGGTAATACGGCGCATGTGGACTGGTTTGCCCCTCAAAACAAGAAAATTAAGACACTGGATTTCCAGCCGACAGCCTACGAGGATAACCCGTTTAATTTAAAAATGGGCGGCGGACACAATGACTTTTTAAAAGAGGGTGACAAGTTGCGTATTTTCTGGTACGGGAAGTATTACCACTTTACTATCCCAGAGATCAAAGATATGGAATGCGAGAAAATCCAGATCTGGATTGGACAGTGGGGGGACCGAAATCTGTCGAACCAGTACGTTACGCACAACTATTTAAAAAGCATCTGGTTTCGCAAGGACAACGTGGAAAAATATCGGGATGTGCCGAACCGGTATCGCGCTGGGGATGTGGTGTCTATAGACGGGGAGAGCACGAAGGTCTACGTTAATGGTATGGTGGCTAAGGGAGATGAGATTACAGGGACGGATTATTTTAAAGTGCCGCCAGGGATTACAGAAGTGCAGTTCTGCTACTCTTCCTTTTCTTCTCCGCCGCCCCAGATTAAAGCGAAAATACGGGAGGTTTACTTGTAATGGACAGTATTAGAATTGCGATTCTGAGCGCAAATAACACACCAGTAGCATTTATGGACAACGCACACAAAAAGTCTATGCACTACTGGAAAGACGAATTGCACGAATACTTACAGGGTGCGGCAAATACTTACACCTTTACGGTGTCCGCAAAGCATCAGGATGCAGAGAATGTTACCGCCGGAAATAAGGTGGCGTTTATACACAAAGGGAAATCCTATTACTTAAATATCGTAAATACGGAGCAAACAGAAGAGACAATCACAGCTACGGCGTGGTCGTTATCTTTTGAGCTAATCAACGAGGATGCGGGGGAATACAAGGCAGGACAGGCGATGAGTTTTGAAGAGTACCTTGCCATATTTGACGCGGAAAGAACACTGAAATTGGGGCTTAACGAGGTATCAGATAAGCGGATTACCAACGAGTGGACAGGCACAACATCCGTGCTTAAAAGGCTGTTTTCCTTGGCGAACGTATTTTCTGCGGAGATCGAATTTGAGACAGTCTTAAACAAAGACTACTCTTTAAAAGAGATCGTCCTAAATGTCTACCGAGAACACTCTGGAGCGGACAGCGGAATCGGGGAATACCGGAATGATATCGTCCTGCGATACGGGAAAGGGATCACCGGAATCAGAAAAACCACAGATGTTGAGAGTTTGTACACCTGCATCCAACCGACTGGAAAAGATGGGTTGACGATCAATGGGCTGGACAAAAAAGAATACGATGAAAACGGCAATATCGAGTACTTTACAGACGGTGCACTCATCCGCGCACCGCAGGCAAGAGACCGGTTTCCGTCCAATATCGTAAATAAGGCTGATGCTTATATCCTGATGCGAAAAGAGTACGATACAGACAGCAAGGACAAGCTCTATAGTATGGCATTATCTGATCTAAAAGTTGCATCCGAGCCGGTAGTGACCTACGAGGTGGACGGGTACTTTGATACTAATATCGGGGACACGGTGAGAATGCAGGATCAGGAGTGGACACCGGTCCTCTATCTACAAGCGAGGGTATCAGAACAGGTACGCAGTCTGACCGACCCAAAGACTGCCAAGACGGTGTTTAGTAACTATAAAGAACTGGCATCGGAAATCTCGGACAGCTTATTGCAAAGGATGGAGGACTTGATCTCAAAAAACAAGGTCTACACCTGTTCCATCTCTACAAACAACGGCATTATCTTTAAAAATGGTATCGGCAGCACTACTCTGACAGCTTACGCTTACGATAACGGCGTGGATGTGGCAGACAAGCTACAATTCCGATGGAGCAAAGACGGTACAGAGTTTTATGTCGGCAAGAGCGTTACGGTTAATGCAGAGGATGTGGATGTAAAAGCAGTGTACTCTTTTACGGCGTTCGAAAGCGGAGTAAAGCGTGGATATTACGAGGTTACGATTACGGATGTAATGGACGGGGATGATGGTCAGGACGGAACAACTTATTACACATGGTTTAAATTTGCTGATGACAAGTATGGAAACGGGATGTCCACTAGTCCAGATGGAAAGGAATACTTAGGAATTGCCTACAATAAGGTGACTCCAGTAATGTCCAATAATCCGGAAGATTATCAGTGGGCAAGGATCACCGGAGAGGGAGTACCAGGAAAGCCCGGAGATGACGGAAAAACTTACTATACGTGGGTGAGATATGCGGATGATGCCAGCGGAAACGGGATGTCTGACAGCCCGAACGGAAAATATTACATCGGATTTGCCTATAACAAGGAAGTACCGACAGAAAGTAGCAATCCCACAGATTATCAGTGGTCGAAGTATAAAGGGGATGATGGTCAGGACGGTGTTGGAATCGAATCTATTACAAAGTACTACCTCGCATCCGAAAAGAGTACCGGAATCACAATATCCTCTTCTGGGTGGAGCACTACGAAGCAGGACATGACGGAAGCAAAAAAATACTTATGGAGCTACGAGATAATCGCTTACACAAATGGAACCTCTACCAAGACAACGCCTGTCATCATCGGAGTGCATGGCCAGAATGGAGAGGACGGAACATCCGGCATCATTGTGTCTCCCACACCCCCGGAAAATCCAAAAGTAGGACAGCTCTGGCAGACAGCAAGTGGAGAACCAATTAAAAGATGGGATGGAAGTCGTTGGGTGCTGCATTACGTATCGGTCGAGAATCTGGACGTGCAAACATTGAGTGCGATCGCAGTGAATGCCGGCGAATTAACAGCAGGTAAGATAAAAAGCAAAAACGGGATCATGCTCATAGATATTGACGCAGGGAAAATCGTAAGCAAATTGATTGATAATGGAGTTGTCGACAGCACGATGGAACTTAATTCCGCTTCCCTTGCATTTTCCGGTAAGGACTCGGGAGGCAATCCTGCAAATATGACTTTTTCCATGCAAGGTCTAGCATATATAAACCAAAATACCGGAGGACGTTCGAAGCTTGTGTTATCAGACGGAGATATATATGCACAAAACGGAAACAACCCATTAATTGGTTTGTCTTCGTACAGCAAATATGATTCTGGCACAAAGCAGGGACCATTCCCGGAAATAAATCCATCAAATTCCATCAGAATAAAGCTTATAAGAACTGCTTTTGTTGTAACGTGCACGATTATTATGAAAGCACAGTTCCCGTGGAAAGGAAGAATTGAAGAAATACAAGAGGTAAGAATCCCTGACGGATACAGACCGGCAATAGAAGTGTTGGCACCAATCAGCGAGGTTTCCAACGGACAAATATTCGGAACAGGCAGGTACATAATAAAAGAAAACGGCGCAATAGCTATAGATGTGGAGAATGAGTCGTACCTAGAAAGGATGCTAACAACAACTTGGATAACAGAAAACTAAGCTGAATTGAGCAAAGGAGTAAAAATGAGGATTTTAAGATTTATAGCAAATGGACAGATGCTTGAGCCTGATCCGGAATGTGACTTTACAGGTCTGGTGTCCGGCACAAAAGGGTATCTACACGCAGAGTTTGAGTTTGATAATGACTGGATAGGGTGTCGGGTTGCGGCATCCTTTTTTAGTCTGGATAAAGAGTATCCAGCAATTGTGGAGGATGGTAGATGTGAGATTCCAGAGGGAGCGTTGTCTTTCCGGGATTTTTACGTGCAGATTACCGGAGTACGGGATGGGTACAAGATTACAACAAACAGGCAGATTGTAAGGCAAAGGAGACCGGGAGAATGACAGAAGCGGAGAAATTATTGCAAGAAACAAAGAGTGCAGTTGTCGCGGAAACGCAGACGGAAGATATCTGTGTGATCGACTCCGACCTGAGAATCATCGACATACCGGAACAATTTAAAGTTCTGGGTGTCGAAAGCGATAAAGATGTAAAGGTTATGCAGTTCAGGATTCCAAAAACATATAAGGGCACAGATCTGTCTGCGTTTACTATAAGTGTAAACTACCAAAATGCCAGAGGGACGAAAGACCGGTATGTTGTTACGGACAAAAAAGTGTCCGGTGACCAGATCGAGTTTTCGTGGACGGTCGGGAAAACTGCAACTGTATACAGAGGGGACACCCGTTTTATTGTCTGTATGCGTCTCACGGGCTCTGATGGTATAATTCAAAAAGAGTTTAATACTACACTCGCCACAATGACCGTACTGGAAGGGCTGGAAGTTGACAATCCAGTAATCGAACAGGAAGAAAAAGACATTATCGCACAACTGTTGCAGATCGTGGATGACAAATCCAAAGAAGCAGTACAGGCAGTTACAGCAGAGGGTACAAAGCAGATCAAAGCGGTACAGGCTGCAGCGCAAGATATTATTGCAGACAGGGAGCTGATTCATGATCTAAAAGGTGATTTATCCGAGTTAGGTGGCGCTGTCGCTGAACGTGAAATTGTAAATATACCAATCGCCTGGATTCAGACTGACGAGTATTATAACGATAAAGATAGTGTAACTACTTCTCAATATTACTATCAATTCGAGTTGCTTGTGGAGACAGGAGACAAGTTTACAATTGACGGAACAACAGACGGAACAAAATGTACTTATGTTACTCTCGATGCATCAAACAATGTTATCCAGAAGTATTTTGTGAATACAGAATATAATGTTCTGCACACTGGCCTTGAAGTTGTCATTGGAGAAACAGAAAAGAAACTCATTGTACAGGCAAAATCCATCGACAGAGCAAAATTTTCTATCAAAAAGGATGGAGGCTATAAGGTGAAAGATGGTGTTGTTTCTGTTTCTGCGCTTGATGATGAGGTGAAAGGATTTCTTCCATCAGCTGAAACAGTTAAAAACCTTTTTAACAAGAATGATTCAGACATTGTTGTGGGAAAGTATTTAACTGGCAATTCGATGATAGACAATGAGAGGTTCAATGTGTCTGGATTTATTCCTGTTGAAAATGGAAAAACATATTCTTTTCCTGCATATCCAAATTTTTTTGGAGAATCTAAATCTGCAAGAGTTTATTGCTTTAAAAGCGATAAAACATATTACAGTTTTATTGTGGGAACACTTAACGGAAAACTAAACACCGTAACGATTAACAATATGAATGTTGCATTTGTCAGATTTAATTATGCAAATGGTGCAACTGCGACCGATATTAAATCAATCATTCAAGTGCCTGATAATGTCATGTTCACAGAATCACCATATCCGACGCGCAGATATTATCCTTATGGAGCTGAATATGTGCTTGCAGATAATGTAAGAGTTTACCCGAGTATTGAATCGACATTGAACCCTCTTTTTGGCAAAAGCGCTGTATTTACAGGAGATAGCATCTGCAATGCATCAAGCGCGAAAGATGGACTTGGTGGCTGGGCTGGCAGAATCGGAAGAAAAAATAGAATGCTCTGGAAGAACTCTGGAATTAGTGGTGCTACTATTACTTCTAAGACAGTTACGTCGTCGACTGGCACCATCTCGGAAACAGATTTTGAAGATGCGGATTATATCATTATCGAGGGTGGAACAAATGATGCTGACTTGATTGGTGATGCGAGAACAACGAAACCGCAGAACTTCGGAGCATATGTGATGAATGATTTCACGACAGAATTTGTGAACACGACATATTGTGGTGCTATTGAATCACTTTTCAAGCGTGTAACAACAGAAAATAAGGGTAAAAAAGTTGGCGTAATTATTGCTCAAAAAATGGGAAAACTGAACGCTTCAAATGCAGACTACACAAAGGAACACAACAACAGAAGATTCTACTTTGACACATTGATTTCTCTTTGTGAAAAGTGGGGCATTCCATATTTGAATCTGTGGGATTGTTGTCACCTCAATCCCATGAATCCGTCACATTACGCAGATGGGCAGAATCTTATGTACACAGACGGACAGCACCTATCAACGGAAGGTTATGATTATATTTCGCCGATTATCGAGGCGTGGATGAAAACTTTATAAATGCCGAGCTAAAGCATGCTTTATAAAAAGGCGGTGATCCGTTTATCTCCTAGCTATGGGTTAAATAGCGGTTGGGTGGCGGGAAGAAAAGACGGAGGTAGAAATGACAGAAAAAGACATTGAAGTAAAAATTGCAGAACAGGGAAAGGAAATCGGCTCATTAAAACATCGAATGAATGAGGTGGAAGATGTAGTCAATGTGGTGCATCAGTTGGCACAGGAGATGGTAGGACTGACCAAAGAGGTGGGATTTATGAACCAGACCCTTGTGCAGCTGACCGCAAAGGTGACGCATCTTGAGCAGACTCCAGCTAAACGGTGGGATGGAGTTGTAACCGCACTGATCGGAGCCGTGATTGGTGGAATAGTAGCAATGTATTTGTAAAAGGAGAATGAAAAATGAAGAAGATTAACTGGATTGTAAGAATTAAAAACAAGGCATTCTGGGTTGCACTGATCCCGGCACTGTTGCTGTTGGTACAGGCTATCGCGGCAGTGTTTGGGCTTACCATCGACCTTGGAGACCTTGGGGATAAGCTGTTAACCGTAATCAATGCGCTCTTTGCAGTGCTGGCGATCCTTGGTGTAGTGGTAGACCCAACAACGCCGGGAACAGGAGATTCAGAGAGGGCGCTTACATATAAGTAAATAGCTAGAGAGCTTGGAAACAGGCTCTCTTTTATTGTGCGACATCGCACAGAGAGGAGAAGAATGATTATGAAATTTGAACAGGCATTAAAAGCAATGAAGAACGGAGAAAAAGTAAAACTGCCATCTTGGGGTGGCTATTGGTATTGGGATTCGGACAAGGAAACGGTAATGATTCAATGTAGACCACAGGACAGTGATAATGGAGAATTACTTGATATCAGAGAAACACAGAGGGTTGAGTACACTCTTCTCAATGTGGCATCTGACGAATGGGAGATTGCAGACGAAAAGAATTGCCCGGTACTTGGTGGAATTGCAACATTTTCATTTGGTGAAGCAATCAAATATATGAAACGTGGAATGAAAGTGAAACGTAAAGGCTGGAACGGAAAGAGTCAGTACATTCAGCTTGCTACCGGAATCTCATATAAGGCTGCATCTGGGGAGGTTGTGAATTGTGAACATGAAGCCATTGGTAATATGGCAGTAGCTTTTGTCGGTACATCTGGTGTACAAATGGGATGGCTCGCATCACAAGCTGATATGCTGGCAGATGATTGGGTATTTGTAGATTAATTGTGCGACATCGCACAGAGAGGAGGTGAGAACATGAGCGAACAGAACGAATTTGGAAGAACAACAGCAGAAGAACTGGAAAAAGTATTTGAAGCAGAAGAGCAGGAGGAAGAACAGGAGGAGAAATAATGAGTATCTGTAGAGGAATTGCCGGCAGGAGAGGGATGAATCCTGTCGGTATTTTTATCCACAACGGGGCAGACAGCCAGAACGCAACATCGGAATACTATAAAAACTACTTGCAGAGAGCGAACTTGGAGAATGGATTTGCGCATTATTATGTTTGTAGTGATGGAATTCTGCAAGCAGAGGATGATTCAAACTGCGCTTGGCATTGCGGCGACTTAAACGGAAATCTTAATTTCTTGGGAATAGAAGTCTGCCAGAGTATGGGCGATCTGAATGTATTTAAAGCGAATGAGGAAAAAGCATTACAGTTGGCAGCACAGAAGTGCAAGCAGTATGGAATTACACCAAGTGCAAGCACGATTATGTTACATCAGGAGGTGTTTGCAACCGCTTGTCCGCACAGATCAGTGGAGATTCACGGCGGCGCAGCGCAGACAAAAGCCTATTTTATTAACCGTATCAAGGAGCTTATGAACGGAAACCAAAGCACAACAACAGATCAGGAAGGAGAAGAGACTATGCAGTGTATGTTTACGGTGAAAGGAAAAGGATGTGTTTATTGGATGCATGATGGAGTGGTTACAGCTTTAGCACACCCTGACGAGTTAAAAATCATTCAGCAAATTTATAAGGATAACTATGGACATGATATGCCATGTTACAGTTGGAGCAAGCCAGCGCCATGGCATATTAGGCTGATGGAACCATTATATCGTGAACCCGTAAAATCTATTTAATAAAAATCCCCTCGGAGATCAGCTCTCTGAGGGGAATAATATTATTTTCTATCAAAATGTATTTTTAATAAATTCAATTCAAACCCCTCTGTGCTATAATATATGTAGTTAATGCAAGAGGGGGAACAATTATGGAATACCAGATCTACGAATCTTACGATACGTTTTTATTATATCAGGAATTTATGGAGATACCCGGAAATACTTTTAAGTTCCGGTTGCCAGAAGGAATGATCCTGACAACCGAAATGATGCACACCTTTTTACGGGCGGCGTATATGAGTGTTGGGCGGATGGAGTTGCCGTCCTGA